AATGCTGTAAGTAATGAGTCTTGGAAAGCACCAGCACTAGCTAGAGAACTAACAGCTAGGGGAATCCCAATCAGCGAGAAACCTATTCTTGCTCATAGAAGGAAAGAGTGCAGTTGTGCTAGATAACCTGGAACCAGCACCAAAGGTAACACCACCAAAAGATTGGCGGCCAGCAGTTGAGTTTGACGGCACACTAGGTGAGGCAACAACCCCACCGACTACCGGCAACCAACCTAACTTTGATGAGTTCCTAATCGAGCAAGGTTTCGACCCTCAAAAAATAGAGATTTATGGCCCAATCAGAACTAGCAGGTGGCAGCAAAGAGAGGGTGGCGATTGGTTAGTTAGCTGGCGGTTCAACTTCAGAACACGCTCTGAAGTCGAGATTGACCTGCCAACGCTTTATGCCAACACTCGTAAGGGACTCAAAGTTGCAAAGCCAAAAGAAACACTTGAGAAGGCTGTTGTTGTCTGCTGGTCAGATACTCAGACAGGCAAGGCAGGTGACATCCGAGGTGGCACACCTGAGCTGATTGAACGAATCGCTGAGAAGCAAGCCAACCTTGCCAGCTATCTAAAAAAGGAAAAGCCAGATGTTATCTACTTCCTAAATGTCGGTGACAGCATTGAGGGGTTTGAGTCGGGTGGCAACCCAATGCGAACCAACGACCTAAGCCTTATGCAACAGGTTGACCTAGAGGCAACATTCGAGTGGGAAACACTAAAGCTAATGGCTAACTACGCTCCAATAGTCGCTGCCTCAGTTGGCTCAAATCATTGTGCTTGGAGATCAGGCAGACAGAAGCTAGGCACAGCAACCGATGACTGGGGTATCCACATCCAACGCCAGCTTGCCAGGCTCGCACAGGAAACAGACCTGCCAGTCAAGTTTTACGAGCCACAGGCTAACGATGAGTCACTTGCCCTAGATGTTTGGGGTGACAACGAGATGATTCTCGGCCTAGTGCATGGACACCAAGCTTCAAGACCTGACGGCATAGTCCAATGGTGGCGTAATCAGTCGCATGGCAACCAGCCAGTAAAAGACGCTGACATTCTGATTCATGGTCACTTCCATCACCTAACAGTCAAAGAGTCAGGCAGACGAAACAATCACAGCCGATGGGTGATTCAATGCCCAACCCTTGATGCTGGCTCTAGCTGGTATCGAACTGGCATGGGTGGAGATGACAGCGACCCTGGCTTGCTAGTGTTCCCACTTACAAAGGGTGAGAACTTCCAAGGGACTGTTTACAAGCTATGAAGCCCTACTTTGACAACAACGGCGTAACCCTTTATAACGGCAACAGCTTTGAGGTTATGGCCGACTTAGAGGATGCTTCAGTTGACTGTGTTATTACTGATCCACCTTACGCAGAGCGAACCCACAAGAACGCAAAGAAAAATGACTCAGCCAAAGGCTATGGAGTAAAAGCAATTCACTTTGATTCCTTTAGTGAGGATATGCTCTACCAGGCTTACAACGAGATGAGCCGAGTGACAAAGGCTTGGGTGATTAGCAACATTGACTATAACTTTGCTTTTATGTTTGAGGCTAACCCACCAGAAGGTATGACACAAAAGAGAATAGGTGTTTGGGTAAAGAACAACCCTATGCCTCAAATCTCTGGGGACAGGCCGAGCCAGGGCTGGGAAGCTATTAGTTATATGCACAAGGTAGGAGTTAGAAGTGCCTGGAACGCTGGGGGATTACATGGCAACTATGTTACTAACCTAGCAACTCCAACAGGTCACCCAACACCTAAGCCTCTGGCAATGGTTAGCTCTTTTGTTGAACGCTTTACCAACCCTGATGACTTGATTCTTGATCCCTTCGCGGGGGGGGGGACAACCTTGTTAGCAGCTAGAAACTTAGGGCGTAAAGTGATCGGTGTCGAGATTGATGAACGCTACTGTGAGCTGATTGCTAAGCGACTAAGCCAAGAAGCTTTTGACTTTGGTGGTATCTAACGACCATTGACCTACACACGCAGGGATTCCTAGATGCCTTGGCTCGCATAGATGAAAGAAAGAAAAAAGGGAAAATGAAAATCGGAAGCTTATTCAGCGGTTACGGCGGTCTTGACTTAGCTGTATCAAAGCTCACAGGTGCTGAGGTTGCTTGGCATTGTGAGTGGGAAGCCGCACCAAGTCAGATACTTGAGGCACACTTTCCAGGCGTACCAAACTACCGAGATGTTAGCAAGGTTGACTTTACGCAGGTCGAGCCAGTTGACATACTCACAGGTGGCTTTCCTTGTCAGGATCTATCTCTGGCAGGTAAGCGAGCAGGATTACAGGATGGGACTCGCTCAGGCTTATGGTCAGAGTTCTACCGAGCAATACAAGAAATAAAACCAAAATTAGTCATCATCGAAAATGTAAGGGGTTTACTAAGTGCAAAAGCCAACAATGGTATGGAATACACAGATGAAGTATTGGGAACACTCAACGGCAAGCCAGCTCTTAGAGCTATCGGAGCCGTTCTTGGGGACTTGGCCGACATCGGGTACGATGCTCGATGGTCAGGCCTACGAGCTAGTGATGCCGGAGCACCACACCAAAGATTCAGAGTCTTTATCGTTGCCTACCCCAAGGGCTAACGAACCAGGTAGCACATCAGTTGGCTATGGTGATTCGCTCAATGACTTTGCCAATCGAGTAGTCAAGGGTTATGCCCCAAAAGACTTGCTAAGAACTCCAGCGGCTAGCGAAGGTGAGAGAGGTCATCAGCCAGCATCAAAAGCAAAAGCTAGAGGTGGTCAACAAACATTGAGTGGTCAGTTCATAGATTTATTCCCAACAGTCAACACGATGGAACACAGGGAAATAAAAACACCTGAGCAGATAGCAGCACTCAAAGCTAAATCACCAGGTGGATACAGAAACCTAAGAGAGAGTGTGATGAATGAAATAAAACCACCACCTCAATGGGGTAAGTTCGAGCCAGCCATAAGACGATGGGAAGCAATAATCGGCAGACCAGCACCAGAGCCAACCAAGCCAGACGGCAAAGAAGGAAACCATAGACTGTCATCCAAGTTCACAGAGTGGATGATGGGACTACCTGACGGCTGGATAACAGACATCGGACTAAAGCGTAACGATGAGCTGAAAGCCTGTGGCAACGGAGTAGTGCCTCAGCAAGCAGAGTTAGCCCTTAGCTTGCTAGGTATCAAGGAAATACTAGAAAGAAACTAATGCCTACATACGATTACAAATGCAAGACCTGTGACCTCAAGATGTCTGTCATAAGAAAGATAGACGAGCCAGATAGAACCCCACTCTGTGCCAACTGTGCCAAAGACTTAGTAAGAGTGTATGACGCACCAGCAGTAACCTTCATGGGTATCGGTTGGGGGAAAGACGCTTGATCCTATTCCCTAAGCCCTGCCTCAAGTGCAAGGCACTATTCAAGGCTAGGTCAGAGTATTGCGAGAGTTGCCGGCTGGAAAGAAAACCAAGAGAGCAGACCCCCAGAGTTTATTCAGCGGAAAGAAAAATAAGGAAAGGGCTTTTATACGGGGGGGATTATCGCCAGCGAGCCAAGGCAGTACGGGAATCAGCAACTCATTGTCACATCTGTAAGCAAGCCTTTACAGATAGAACTCAGATACAAGCTGATCACCTGATACCAGGAAATCCTGAAAGTCCTTTAGCCCCTGCCCACCGCACCTGCAACGCTCGCAAAGGAAACAGATACATAGGGTAGCCAGTACCCCTGCCACAAGCTCTGACAAGCGATTGAATAGGCAAACTTGTTTAATTACTTGAAAACTAACTCAAAAACCCTCTACATAGCCCCTATGACCCCCACGCCAGTATTTATGGGGGGTGGGCTTTTTCTTGGCGACTCGGCGGGCTTACACCCCGAGCCCCTGAGCTTCTGTGTATAGTCGCAGTTCAGAACCAACGGGGTAAGCTTGAACCATGCCTAACCCACCCAAGCCAGTCGAGCTAAAGATTCTGCAAGGCAACCCTGGCAAAAGACCCTTGCCATTGAACGATGCTTTAGCACCTTTGGACTACGGATACCGAGAACCCCTGCGTGAATTAGGTGAAGTTGGCAAGCAATTCTGGGACAACATCTTTGGTGCCGGTGAATTATGGATCAGCATTAGAACTGACACCGAGCTTGTGCAGATGGTCTGTGAGCAACTCGATAGGCGTGAGCTAATCAAGCAGCAGATAGCAACTGACCCAACTGACCCAACCTGGTATCGGCAAGCCAACGAGATTGAGAAGCAGATAATCCACAGCTTGTCTTTGCTTGGTTTCAGCCCTGCTGACCGGACTCGACTCGGCCTAGTATCTGCCAAAACCAAGAGCAAGCTAGAGGAACTATTGGCTAAAAAGGCTAATCGTGAATAGCTGGCCACCAGCCAATCTAACCCCTGTATCTGCCGAAGCTATCGAGCGTGGCGATGGCAAGTATGCTATTGAGTTCACCGAGGCATTTGGCTCTATCGGTAAAGACGGAATAGCTGGTCGAGCAGGTCAATCGCTTGTCTTACGAGATTGGCAAAAGGAACTAATACGCCATGTTTACGCCAGAGATGAGGATGAAGGCTTACAGTTTAGAACTGCCCTAATCGGGATGCC